AAAAAGAATACAATCATGCTGCCGAGGTTACAGGCTTCTCAGCTGGCCGATTGTATAAGCTTGCTAACATTTGCAAGCCAACAAAATGTCCCACCCGTAAATGGGGGCAGCTATGAGTCACAACTTTTATGCGAAGTGGAGACAAGAACTCCGAAAAAGCAAAGCCAAACTAAGCTTGTCCAAGCCCAAGGTTCTTACCCAAGAGCAAAAAGACATTTCAAAAGCTTTTTGGGCTTATACAAGGATTCACCGTATTTGGCTTCACAATGAAAATTGGAAAGAGATAATACCTTCCTCATTCAAAGAAGAAGGTATAATTTTCCAAGACTTGGCTCAAATCACAAGAGTCGAACAAATACTGACAGGGTGGTACAGTTCTAACCCTGAAGATCTTACAGAAATACAACGCAACACAAAACCTGTTCATCGAAGCCGAAATATGATTTTGGCTTTAGCACTCGAGATTATCAAAAATGATCACAGAAACATGAGAGCTTTCCATTATGTACAGATTGAAAGTTTGCTTTTACAGGCCAAGCATTGCAACGAACTTGCAAGGATCAAAGATATCGTTTCACAAATAGAGTTCCATCATGGCGAAGTGGGGTTAATGTGATCAACAAAGACCAAACAAGAATTTTAAAATTAATTAAGGCATGCCATAACAAAGCCAATAGTTTGGTTCTTCCATTCGGTGAGAACCAAGAACTCAAAAAGGATCTGGCTGTTTTGCACAGCCTATTCTTAGGAATGATACACCAGAAGCTCCTCAAGGAACAAGAAGAGGAAGAGAGATATCTTTCTAATTGCTCTCCGTATACCGATGAGCAGATCAAAAAATGGGCCAAGGCAGACAAGGCCCAAATAACCAAAACCATAAACAAACATAGGATGTAACTAATGAAAAAATCACAATTTAACTTTGTAAAAGCCTCAGAAAATCCCCAGCTTGCCTTTGTTAAGATTCTTTTATATGGAGATACTGGAGCAGGTAAAACCACATATAGCGTATCTACAAAAAGCCCATTGGTATTGTTAACAGAGTTAAACGGCTCAACAGCTATTCAGCACAAAAACCAGAATGCTACCTTTGTGCATATTACTGATGCCAATCAACTTGCTGGCCTTTTGCGATTGATATGTAGCAACCCAAAAGACTTCTCAGAATACGATTGTATTGTTATCGATTCATTAACTGAGATGCAACGGCTGGTCAAAGATAGGATCACAGGAGGATCTGGCAGACCTTTAAAACTCCAAGAATGGGGGAAGTTAGCTGCTGATACTTTATCATTGATAAGAAGAATACGTGACCTTCCGTTCAATGTCTGCTGTACTGCTTTGATGGAAACTTCGATAGTAGAAGACACAGGAGATCGATTTGTTAAACCTGAGTTCGAAGGTAGAAAGACAAGCAACCAGATCAGCCAATATTTTAATTTGGTTGGGTGCCTATATAGGGAATTCGATGGTGAGCTAACACATAGAAAAGTCATTTTTGAGTCTGGCTCTAAGATAATGTGTAAACCTCTGGGGCCAATCAAAGGAACAATTGATATTACAAATTTTTCACTTGGTGATATCATTAAATCAGTACAGGCATTTGGAGGCAAAAATGCCAAGGCCTAAGTATCAGAAGTGTCCCCACTGTGGGGCCTTGAACCATGCGCAACTGATCCCAGTCCACAGTTGCAAAAACTGTGGAGCTTCCATGATTCCTTCTTCCAACTGGGGCAAGAAGAAGAAAAAAGATCCAGAAATGGTTCGGGCATCGTTCCTCATACACAAAGATGATGCCAAGCTTTTGAATGATGTTGCCCAGCACCTTGGAACAAATCGATCGGCTTTTCTTCGTTATCTCTGTTCCGTGATCAGGTTGGAGGCCCAATGAAGGTTGTATATGAGTTCAGTTTTCTGCTTACAATGTCTTCGTTGGTATTTGTTATACTGATACTTTTGTCATATTTTTTAATGGGGCCAACATGATTACAAAAACATATACAGAATTGTTTAAAGGAAATAGCCCGAGTCTTCGAGATGTCAACAACGCAATCCGATGCTTGATGCTAACCAAGAAGGTTTTCGAAGATAAATATATGCAAGAAGAAGACCCCTATTCGAAAGACCATTATCAAAGGATTTTTGATCTGATAGACCAAGAAATCCAGCGGATATACAAAGCAATTGATCGCAACTTTCCCCACTATTGGAGCAGGGTTGAAAAAATAGCGAGCAAAAAACCGTAAAATCTGCTATATTCCAAAAGCAAAGTACTACATTCTTTGTTTTGGTTTAACCCCATGGTAATCTTTGCCATGGGGTTTTTTTGTTTTTGGAGGATAGGAAATGGCTGAGACAATTTTTCAAGCTTCGGCTGAGACCAATTTTCAAATTAGTAATGCTTTTGATCTGACAAAAAAAGCAAATCTGTCTTTGGATGTTGGTTACCAAAAATCATGGTGGGGTACACTCAAGGGCCTTTGGGTTTATGGCTCTTCGGCTCATGCCTCAACAACTGCAATGTCAATCATGATCACTCAAGATGCATTGGGAGATCGTGTTCTTGTTCCAAGTACAGCAAGTGCTATCACTTTTGGTTTGTCGAGTACAACTTCTGGGGCTGCTGTCTGGGCTATTGATCTTCCTTTCAAGCTTTCGACAGAGAATGTTTATGTTTTCATAAAAACAGACCATGGAACAATTAATGTAGATGAGATTGTTTTGAGTTGGGAAAGAAACCAAGCATAAAAAGCTTGTGAGCTGGCCTTCAAAGTAGGAGAATTACACCATGAGCATATCAAGAGTTTTTGGGCCAAGTGGAGGATCTGGAATTGCTATTTTGGCATTCGTGGACCTGAGCAGCCAAATCGATAATTCCAATCAAATATTTACTCTTCCCCCTTTCAAAAAAGGTGTTCTAATTGTATATTACAATGGGCTGAGTCAAAGACTCGGAGAGGAAATCTCCGAGACATCAAACACAACATTCACTACATCATTCGTAGCGCAAACTGGTTCAAGCCTGTTTGTCTATTACCAACCATTATAGGATTTTGACTCATGGCCATTCAAATAATTAGCGATCAGATTAAAGACGCAAACGTAACCTCGACTAAATTGGCAAACAATGCAGTAACCCCAGCAAAAGCAGATCTATCTTCTGTCTGGAGCTTTACAGCAATACCAAGCATCGGCGGATTAACTCCTGCTGCTTCTGGTGATTTGGTTAACAAAGCTTATGTTGATGCAAAAATCAATGGCTTGCATTGGAAAGAAAGCGTTCGGGTTCGTTCCACTTCAAACGTCGATATCTCTGATGCCCCAGCAACCATCGACGGAATAAGCATGGCAGCTAATGATCGTGTTTTGCTTACTGGCCAATCTGCTGGAGCCGAAAACGGTATTTATATTTGGGCCTCTGATGGTGGCGCAATGTCACGGGCTGCCGATGCGGATACATTTCAAGAATTGAATGGGGCAGCCGTTTTTGTTCGTGAGGGTACATCCGCGAATGAAGGTTACCAACAATCTGCCGAGCTTTCCAGCTTCTCATCACAAAGTTGGATTCTATTCACTTCTTCTGGTGCTGGTCGACAAGCCGGAACGGCTCTTTCTCTAAGTTCAAATACTCTTAATGTGGATTTTGACAATTCTTCGATTGGTGTAAATGGCTCCGATCAGCTTTTTATCAAAGCCAGCGGAGTTGGAACTGCCGAAATTGCCGACAATGCGGTAACCAATGCCAAGCTTGAAGAAAGCCAAGTAACTTATTCCGCTGGCTCTGGGCTCACTGGTGGGGGCGCTGTTGCTCTTGGTGGCTCAGCAACTTTTGCAGTACAAGCAGCCAATGCTACAATTTCAGTAGGGGCCGGAGGAATACAGGTTGGAACAATTGCAGCCTCTAATATTGCAGCGAATGCAATCACAACTGGTTCTGTAACTGATGCCTCAATTACTTTGGCCAAGCTTGCAAACGTTCCAAGTGGAAAAATTCTTGTTGGTAATGCTTCCAATCGGCCTGTCGATGTTACTCCTACTGGTGATCTCACCATGTCGGATTCTGGAGCTTTTACTATTGTCAACAATGCAATTACAGGAGCAAAGATTGCAGATGGCGAAGTCGCTAATAACAAGCTTGCCAACTCATCAGTAACAATCTCCGGTTCTGATGGTATTGATGTTGCAGGTGGGGCCTTGGCTCTTGGTGGCTCAAAGTCGATCGGGCTTACTCTCGATGGTTCTAGTCTCCAAAAGTCTGCTTCTGGATTAAAGATTAACAACCTTGGAGTTGGAACGGCACAAATTGCCGATTCCGCAATTACTGGGGTAAAAATTGCAGATGGTGAAGTCGCTAATGGCAAACTTGCATCGGCAACCATTAATGTGGTTGCTGGTAATGGTCTAAGCACAACAGACTCCTCAATTGATCTTGGTGGCTCTGCTACCCTATCTGTAAATCTTGACGGTGGATCTTTGGCTGTTGGTGGATCTGGACTCAAGGTATCAGATGGTGGGATCGCTGCAACTCAGTTGGCCACAGACTCAGTTACTGCTGACAAAATCGCGGCTAACAGTGTTGGGGCTTCCGAGCTTGCTGATAATGCTGTCGACTCTGCTGCATTGGCTTCAGATGCTGTAATTATCGATAAATGTGGTTTTCGTGCTTACACACAAGCATTCTCCGGTACAACAGCAACAAAATACGATCTGGGTCGGGCTGTAGATCTTAACTTTTTCGATCGCGTGCAGGTATTCAGGAACGGTCTTCGATGTAAGAAGGTAGGATCTTCTCCTGCCGATAGCTCAGAATATACAGTTGCCAACGATGGAACAGGCTCAGTATGCGCCATTACCTTTGGGGCTGCCCCAAATAGTGATTCCATTATCGTCGATTATCTTACCTGATCTTCCTGATCTTCATTTAGGATCTTCCGATCCTTGGCCCATCGGTGTTTTCTCAGCCTCATCGATGGGCCTCTTTTTTTCCTCCTTATGTCTGTGTTGTGTCATCGTTATGTCTTAGTTGTGTAAAAGCTTGCTTTTCGTAGGAAAAAAACGTTAGGATTATACCTGTGTATACTCTTCGGCAAGAGTAATTGTAAGTTTCTGCCGATGCTCGATACGCATTAAAACCAAAACCAAAACATAGGATGTAACCATGAATTATACCAATTCAGAGTTCTACAAATTAAAACCGAACGAAAAAACGTTTGTAACACTATTCAACTCTTGGGGTTTTCCCCCGAGGGAAAACATCGATCCGTTACAAATATACAAAAAAATTGTCAGCAAGTATCCAGATCAAGACCATTGTAAAAGATTACACAACTTAGATATCTGGCTACGAAAAGAAAGAAAAGGCCCGATCCCAAACGATTGGATCGATTGGCTCGACAAGATGCTTAGAAAGAGCAACAATCCAAGAAGGATCGAGATCGAGAAGATACCTTTTTATGTTGCCAAGCTGCGAGACTTGGAAGTGAACAATCCATATCTCATCGATGGAAAGCTACAGAGATGTTCCTTCATGGATCAGAAAGTGGCCAAATTGCTCGAATGGCTAAAGAGTGATCATATCACAAGCTCGGAAGCTGTAAGGATCAAAAAAGGATCGTATCCGGAGACTGTGGATTTTGTTGAAAACTTTGTTCTCCGATGGAATGAGCCAACCAAAAACAATATCTGCATCAGAGACGATCTTAACAAGAAAATCAAGGCTTACACCAGAACAGGAATGAGCCGAAAGCTCATGCAATACCTTGTTATTTGTTGCTACCCATTGGCAGAGATTATCGCCGATTGGCAATATCCTCCTTCTGAAGATACTTGCTACCAGAAAGGAAACATGTGGTTCGATGGTAGGAATAACAAAAAAATGACTAAGCAACCTGTTAATCTGGCTGCCGAGCTTGGCCACAAAATAAGGAGATTTTGAAATGCCAATTGAGATACAAGTAACAGCAAGCCAAGCTTTAAACATTATTGCTTGTGGTAGAGAGGTTGGATATTCTTTTCACGAATGCGAGAAGCTGATACGCTCTGGCAAGACTGAAAAAGAAATCTTAGAGATCTTCAACAAAGCTCTCAACTGGAGAAAAAACCCAAGGCCAACATTGCAGGTGTACAAATGAACAAGATACTTATTTATGAGGCCCAACGATTTTGCTCAATGTCAAAAGAGGAAGCTCAAAAAATAAAACCAGCAACTTTACACCGCA